GAGTTGATCAAGAAGGGGCGCGACGAACAGCAGCAGAACCAGGTTCAACAGCTGACGCAGCAGGTGCAGCAGCTGACGCAGGCGCTTGAGCAGAAGCGGCAGATCGAGGGCGCCGAGACACAGGCCAATATCCAGCACAAGACGGCACAGGCTGGGCTAGCATCGGCGAAAACGCAGCAAACGCAGGTCGAAACGGAGAAGTCCGTGCTGGACGCGCTGCTGCCGAACCATTTGCAGGAACAGCCACAGACCGCTTAGCCGCGCCAGCGCCTCTCATATTGCTCTCGTTCGCCGCCGAGATCGCGGTCTATGTCTTTACTAATGCGATCCGACGACCAAGAGCCAAGAAGCTTATGGGCAGCCTCGTTACGCGCATCTTCGGTAAGAGTTGTGGCGGGTGGCAACTTTTCCATAAGCCCACGATACACCGCATTCGGATTGATTGGTAGGCTTCCCATGTCCGAAAATATCTCCGCCCATGCCTATACGGAGATAGCAATGCATTACGTCAAGTACGCCTGCGGCAAGCGTTATGTACCAGTATCAGCGGAGAAGAAGGCCGAGCGTGCAGAAACGAGGCGGCAGCACGCCATATCGCGTTTCTGGAGTAGGGTTGATGTAAGTGCTGGACCTGAGGGATGTTGGCTTTGGTCTGGGGGGGTGAACCACAGGGGCTATGGAGTAACCCGGCTGGCAGGAGTCAGAAACCAAACGGCAGCAAGTCGCGCAGCCTTGATTTATTCAACGGGTCTAAACCCGGCTGATCAGTATGCCCTTCACAACTGCGACAACAGGTTGTGTTGTAATCCTGGTCATCTCCGGTGGGGCAGCGCCTTGGAAAACGCCGATGATCGTGAAGAGCGTGTTTATGGAAGAAAATCCGGCGAACGCGCGGAGGAGATAGCGAGCGCTATCCAACTTTTCGATACGGGCTGCAATATGGCGGAAATAGCTAGGCGGCTTGAAATTCCTCATTCGAGAATTGCCCAGATGCTGGCGCGTCATCGCGGCAAGAGAGAACGCGAAAAACTTCTTGCATCCGCTTCCTGATAATCCGCTGATCCCCCAAAATACCCTTGTCCTATGCTTTTATAGCTTCGGATGTCCGAGCGGGGGATCTCGAAAACTCCTCCCACGCCGCCGGTGCAACGGGCGCTGCGTACGTCGCCGACGATACAGGCGAGGAGGAGTAGAGATGGCGGATCAGGACTTTCTTGGCGGGATGATTGCAGACGACGAGCCGGTAATTGCCGAGCCTCTGGACGCTGCGCCGGTCGAGACAGTGGTGGAGGAGCCGGTCACACCGGAACCCGAGCCAGCCTCCGAACCCGCCCCGGAGTCCGCACCTGAAGCGCCCAAGGACGAGCCGCGGACAATCCCGCTGGCAACCTTCCTCGACAAGCGCGACGAGGCACGCGAGCTGAAGCGCCGGCTGGAAGCCTATGAGGCTCGTGAACGCGAGCAACAGCAGCGGCCAGAGATCGACCCCTTCGACGATCCACAGGGTTATGCCGCCCAACTCGAACAACGTATCGAGGCGGGCCGGGTGCAAGAGCGTTTCGCGATCAGCGACCGCTTCGCCCGCAAGGAGCATGGCGCCGAAACAGTGGATGCCGCGGTTCAGTGGGCGCAACAGCGCGCTCAGGCAGACCCGACGTTCGCCCAAGGCTACATGCGTGAGGCGGATCCCGTCGACTGGATCGTCCAGCAGCACAAGCGCGACGCGCTGCTGTCGGACATTGGCGGAAACGTGGACGACTGGTTCGCCCGCGAAGCCGCCAAGCGAGGATATGCAGCGATGAGCGCGCCCGTTGATGCGGCCCCTGTGGCCGCTGTTGTTCAACCGGCGGTGAAATCTGCACCTCCCCCTAGGTCGATCGCATCGGAGCGCACAGACGCTACCCGCGTGACGCCACAAGGGGACAGGGACGGCTTTCTCGCTTCCATCGTTGGGAAGTAAGACATGGCAGAAATTCAGCTGGCCACTGCGCTTGAGCGTCAGGAGTGGTCGACCAAGCTCACTTATGAATACGTCCGTGAATCCGGCCTCAAGCCGTACATGGGCACCGAAGACAGTTCCATCATCCGCCTCGATTACCAGCTCGTCTCGACGGCTGGCGATACGATCAATTTCCCGCTGATCCAGCGTATCAAGGGCCGCGGCGTTCGCGGTTCGGAGATCCTGAAGGGCAACGAGGTCGACATCGGTCTCGCCAACACGAAGGTTACCGTCGACTGGATTCGTCAGGGCGCCAAGCTGCCCAAGTCGACGACGTTCCGCACGGCGTTGGACCTGTGGACGGCCTCCAAGACGCAGCTGCGTCAGTGGTCCTCGGAGCTTCTGCGCGATGACGTCATTCTCGCGTTCGGTTCGGTGATCGTTCCGGGCACGCTCGACGCGAAGGGCCTGCCAGGCACCGACAGCCAGGTGGTATATTCGCTGTCGACCGCAGGCCAGCGCAACACGTACCTCGCCAACAACAGCGACCGTATCGTGATGGGCAACGCACGCGCCAACACCTCGTCGAGCAACTGGGCAACCTCGCTCGGCAACGTCAACACCACGACCGGCCAGTCCTCGGCAGCGCATGTTCGCCTGCTGAAGACGATCGCCAAGGCGGCAGGCAAGACGGCGCCTGTCGGCAGCACGACCGGCTTCACGACCAACATTCGCCCGTTCAAGTCGGATATGACGGCAGGTCGCGAATGGTACGTCTACTTCGTCGGCAGCCGTGAATTCGGTGTGCTCGCTCAGGATCCGACCATCGTCAACATCAACACGTCTTCGCGTCCGCGCGAGGCTGGCGGCGTGGATAGCAACCCGCTCTTCCAGGACGGCGATCTGATGTATCTCGGGGTTATCATCCGGGAAATCCCCGAGATGGATGACATCTTCCTGCTGCCGGGTGCTGGTGGTGCCGGTGCCGATCTGGCGTTCGGCTTCCTGTGCGGTCAGTCGTCCATCGCGGTCGGCTATGGCCAGCGTACGCAGGTCGTCGAGGACCGCAGCGAGGATTACAACTTCCGCCCCGGCATGGCGATCGAGGAGCTGCGCGGCATCGCGAAGACCAGCTTCGGCGGTGCGCAGTACGGCATCGTGACCTCCGTAACCGCCGTTCCGGCACTGGCATAAGGGAGCCTGACAGATGGCTACGTTCAATAGCTTGCAGATGACCCCTCCCACCTATCCGGTGTCGGGTCCAACTGGTGACGGCCGCTCGATCCAGAACGCAAAGGGCAACTTCACGCTTGGCGTGCAGTCAGCCGGTGCTGTGGCGTCCGGCGACGTGGTTCGCATGATGCGCGTGCATCGCAACTTCCTCGTGAAGGCGGGGTATATGAAGTGGGATGCGCTGGGCGCGGGTGTCACCATCGCGCTTGGCGATGCGGGTGATCCAACGCGCTACTTCCCGGCCACCTCGGCAGCCACGGCGGGGCAGCTTGCCGCGCTCGATGTGAAGGGGCGTGACTTCAACAACGCCGGCTTCACCACGATCCTGCTGACGATCGGCGGGGCCACGAGCAACGCAACCGGAACCATCATCGCATCGCTCGACGGTGTGATCGAGAACCCCGCGTAAGGGAGGCGACCATGGGTAAGGCTTTTACTGCAACGTGGCTCGGGGATGGCTCCCCCGAGGCGCAGATCATCACGGAAGGGGGGCTTGAGTTCATCAAGGGCCGTCCTGTTACCGTGCCGGCAGACCACACCTTTAACGGCTTGGATTGGGCGGAGCAGATCCGCAACAACCCGATGTTCGAGGTGGGAGCGACCGATGAAGACGATCTCAACACGAACGACGACGATGCCGAGGTGGCCGAGTTGCGTGAAATGCTCGACACGATGGGCGTCAAATACTCCCAGACGGCGAAGGCGCCCGCTCTGCGCGCCCAGCTCGACAAGGCCACGAAGTAGGTGGCGACGTGCCGCCACATCGTGAACAGCGCCCTCCGCAAGATTGGAAGGCTTGCGGCAGGGCGTGAACCGCGTGTGGCGGATCAAACCGACGTGCTGGCGGCGCTCCAGGGGCTTTATGGCTCTTGGATCGCTTCCGGCGCATTCGGTCGAATGAATGACATCGTGCCGACCGGTACGGTGTACACGGCGTCGGGGAATGAGCGGATCTATCGCGCGTCCCTGACGACCCTGACCGTCGAGCTTCCCGAGCTCGTCAGCAGCGCAAGCTACGGCGATTATGGTCGTGCGCGCACTGGCTATTACGGGACCAAGATCACCGTTACCGAGGTAGGCGATATCGTCACCGTCGATGTGCAGGCTTCGCAGCCGGTTGGTTGCGTCGAGCCGCCCCGTGATGGCGCGCCGGTCATCATCACCGATGAGAACACCGGCATCTCTGCTATCTGGCTGTACGATGGCACCACGAAGCGGTGGGACCGCGTCGACAGCCTTCAGCTGGACAATGAGGCACCGCGCTCTGCAGCCGACCCCGAGGGGCTTGCGGCCACACTTGCTGCGGAGATTGTTGACGACTTCGGGGCAGAGGTTGGCGTCGCCACGCTGCGCCAACTCAACCGATATCAAGCCGCCATGACGCATCGGTATGGGATGCGACGTGAGACGGCAGCGGGAGTATATTGCTGATGCCAGGTGCAATCAATCAGGCGACCAACGCCATCCCGGTTTACTTGGTCGACGGTATTGTCGCCTCACCGACGTTCGGTAATCCTATTGCTCCTTCAGGGGGCGTGCCGGCTACTGTGCCTGCATACGAGGACCAGCGCGTCCTAGACGGTTTCGGCTACAGCGTCAGCACGGCTGTGGTCGCGGTGAATGCTGGCAACTACCTGATGTGCGAGCTGGCGAACCCGGCTGGCTCTGGCGTAAATCTTGTGATGACCAGCCGCGTGCTGTCTTCCAACACGGTCGGGGGAACGTCACCACTGGAATATGCCCGATACGTTGGGACGTCGACCTATCCGGCAACGCCTACGCCGACCGCAGC